ATTTTGGATATTAATATCAGCGGAAACTTTTCAGAAGTTAACAAGATATTAAAAGAATTGCCCACAAAATTGACCACACAGCCTTTAATTGCTGGCATCAACAGAACGGCCAGAGACGCAAGAAACAAAGGCCGCAAGGCCATAAGGGCCACCACTGGGATTAAGCCCAGAGCGGCAAAAAGCAGAGTCAGAGGCGCAACCAGGAAAGCAGCGGCAAGCAGAAAAAAGATGTTTGCTAATATTTACGTGAGAACAACAAAGCCTGTTCTTTACTCTCAAGCTTTTAACAAAACAGAGATTAAAAAAAGCAGTTCTTTGAATCGGAAAAGTTTCACGGCCACCATGCAAAATGGGAAGTTTTCAAGATGGCAGCGAAAAGGTAAAAAGCGATTACCGATTGAAGAGTTACGGGTTGAACTCGACCCGATAGGCACAAAGGCAGCACAACGAGCCATCGAGCGAACAGTTAAAGCGAATTTAGAGAAAGAAGTTACCAGATTAATTAAATTGAAACTCAGCAAAATCAAGAGGTGATGCAAAATGGCTGCAATTGAATCCCAAGGAACCACATTGAGTTTAGGTGACGGTGCCGACCCGGAAGTCTTCACTGCTATTGGCCGTGTTGTTTCTATTTCTGGTGTCGGTAATGGTTCGAGCACTGAAATCGATATTACAGACCTGTCTAGCACTGGTAAAGAATTTTTGCTTGGTCTTAAAGATGAGGGAGAGGTTACTGTAACGCTAAACCTCGACACCGGAAACACTCAGCAAACAGCGCTAAGAACGGCGCGTGATGCTCGAACACTTGAGAATTTCGAGCTTGCATTAACTGACACTGCAAACACTGTCATCAGTTTTTCCGCTTACGTGAAGACGTTCGGTATTGATGTTGGCATTGATGACCGCGTTCCATTGAATGTTAGCTTAAGAATCAGCGGCGCGGCAACTTGGGCATAATAAAGGGGGAGTGATGGCAAGGCTCAGCATAAACGACATATTAAACGCAGAAGATTATAAAACTGAAATGGTAAGCGTTCCAGAATGGGGCGGTGAAGTTGAAGTTGCAACAATGAGCGCAGAGGCTAAGGACGCTTACGAGATATCATTGCTGAAGCTAAAGGAAGACGGCGAAGGTTTTGAAAGAGACCTAGAAAATGCTAGAGCTAAAATGGTAGCGGCATGCGTTGTCGATGAGCACGGAAATAGAATGTTTAAATCCGAGGCTCAAGTTAAAGCGCTGGGTAGCAAGAGCGCGGCGGCACTTGATCGAGTCTTTGATGTTTGCAAGCGTTTGAACCACGTTAGCAATGAAGACATTGAGGAACTTTCGGGAAACTAAAATGCCGACCGGTGGCCATGTTCTTGCACAAATACGCTCTAGCTGTCGGTTGGCCTGTGCCGTTATTGAAGAAGATAATGAGCCCGAAAGACATAGCCGAAGCAATGGCTTATGAAAGATTACAGCCTTTTGGAGACGATAGAGCTGACTACAGAAGCGCTATTATCGGCTATACAATAGCTAAATATAATGGCGCTAAAAATGCGAAAGTTAGTGATTTTATACCTGTTTTCGGAAAGAAAAAAAGGGACGAGCTTTCTGAAAAAATAAAAGAGGTGTTTGGAATTGGCGACAATAGCTAACTTGGTTGTAAAGATAGCCGGAGACTCGAAACAACTTTTATCAGAAGTTGGCAAGGCCGAGCAAGGCATTAGTGGTATGGAAAAAACCACTAAAAAAGCAGCGGCAGCAATAAAATTTGCTTTTGGTGTTGTCGCCACTGGCGCTATTGGAAACATGGCCAGAACTTCAATAGATGCGGCAGACAAGATGGGCAAGTTAGCCGCAAGACTAGGAACCACTAGCGAAGCTTTATCGGAGCTGGCTTTTGTTGCTGATCGCGGCGGCGTGTCTTTTAATACGCTTCAAATGGGATTGCAAAGAGCTACAAGAAGGATAGCCGAAGCTGCAAACGGTACTGGAGAGGCTGTTAAAGCATTAAAAGAACTGAATCTATCGGCTAGAGACTTAAACCAACTCGCACCAGAAAAACAATTCGAAGTCATAGCGGACGCTATAAACAACCTTTCTAGCAGCTCGGATAAAGTCAGACTCTCAATGAAGTTATTTGATTCTGAGGGTGTCGCGCTAATCCAAACCATGCAAGGTGGATCAAAAGAGATAAGGGCCTTAAGGCAAGAGGCGAGAAACCTAGGCGCTACCATCGGAACCGATGCGGCACAAAGCGCGGCTGAATTCAACGATAAAATGACCATAATGGAATTTAAGTTGCAAGGGTTGGCGACACGGGCGGCAATTCCAGCAGCGGAAGCAATAACAGATTTAATAAATGTTTTCGAAGACAGCGGTGGAAAATTAAAGACTTCTAACGATGAGTTTGATGGAATAAAAACAACCATTAAAGGCGTGGCCACAGCCGGTATTGCCTCGACTGGTATAATTGCAGGTCTTTCAGAAGCTTTTGTCGGTTTGGCGTTTGCTGCAAAAGAGATTGCAAGCGGAGATTTATCTGGGGCAATGACAGAGCTAGAAGAAGCTACCCGTCGAACCAACGAGCAATTTGATTTGGCAGAAGACAGAATCATAAAACTATGGGAAACAGCCGAAAACAAAAGGAGCACGACTCCACCTAATGATTTTGTCCCCACAGTTGGTGGAGCTGGTGGCGGTATAGATAGAGAAGAAGAGCGCCAGAGGCAGGCGTTAGAAAGAAAAATAGCATTGATTGACGAAAGCTTTCTAGGAGAACAGCAGTTAATTAATAAACAATATGAAGAAAAGTTGGCAGATATATCAAGATTTGAATCACAGAAACTCATGATTTTGACGCAAAACCAGCTTGAAAAAATGCGTATAAATGATGAGATGTTAAGCGCTGGGAGAATATCTGAGGCAGAAGCTTACGAGGAGCAATTAAGAATAATAGAGCAAGGTGAAAAAGACAAAGAAAGAATATTAAAAGACTCCAACGCCAGAAAATTAAAGCTAGGTAAGCAGTTTGGTATGAATTTGCTTTCTGATGCGGCGCAATACAGCAGAGCTGCGTTTAATATAAATAAGGTGGCGGCGATAGCAGAGGGAACAATTAAGGCTAAAGAGGCTGTGCTTGGGGCTTACGCCTTCGGAAACAAAATTGGAGGGCCACCACTTGGAGCCGCCTTCGCAGCTCTAGCCGGTGTTACAGCTTTCGGACAGTTGAAAGCAATTGCAGATAGTCAATACGGCGGTGGTTCAACGTCTCAAGGGATATCTGGTGGAAGTGTTGCTGTTGGATCGGGAGAAACGCCCATTGAGAGCGACGCAGCAAACGACGAACCACAAAACAAGACGGTTTTTATTAACGTAGAGGGTATTGATGACGAGGCGTTCTTGACTAAAAACCAAGTGAGATCAATCGTTGATCAGATTAATGAAGAGCGTGATGCAAATGTGAGGATAGTGTTGTAAATGGGCGCGATACTTTACGAGAACATATTAAGAGACGCCACTGTTATCACTGACGAGTCCAGCGGCTCAGCTGTTGCCAGCGCTTTAAATGGTCGCTCAAGTGATAGCGCCACGTTCTTGACCGGGGCAGTTAGAAACCTTACTTTTAATTACGGCAGTGCTAAAAAGATCAACGCTTTGGGAATTGGTCGCAATAATTTATCAACTATGAGCGCAACGGTAACGGTGCGTGGAAGCTCTGACAATGTGAGTTACACGACGCTTTTCAGCGTGACGCCTACCACAGATCGGGTTATTTTAGAGCTTGAGAGTGATTACACATACCAATATTACAATATCCAGATCAGCGGCCATACTGGAACTGCTTATTTTACTGATGTTGCACTGGGCGAGCGTTTAGAGCTTGAGCGAGATCAAAAAGGCGGGTTTATATCGCCATTATTTGCAGATAGCGACGAGATAACCAGCAATGTGACGCTAGGCCAAAATATTGTAGGCTTGACTGTAAAGCCAAAGTTGAAAAAAGTTAGGTTACAATTACCCTACTATACTGCCAGCTCTTTTTACTCTGATTGGGCCGCTTTTGTCGCTGTTTTGAAGGCTTATCCAGTGTATTTGAAATGGGACAGCGCGGGCACTAGAGAAGCGTTTTATTGTTGGCTAGATAGGAAGGTTCCACAACCTGCTTTTAGCAAGAATGTCGTGGCGTATGCCTACATGGATTCATCAATTGATTTTCAGGGCTTCATAGAATGAGCTACGCAAACGGCATAGCGCAATTGTCGCGGCAAGAAACCTATATTGTTAGGCTTAATCTTGATACTATG